GTTGTAACATAGATAGCCTTGACATGTGCGTGTATATGTGTTATACTTATAGTATAGAAAAACAATTAAAGAATTACTTATTTAGATAAATATTATTAAAGTATTTATCTATTATTATGTTTAGACATAGATTTAAATTGAGGAGGTATGAACATGAGTGAAAGCAAAGCACGATATCCATGGAAAGAAGTTCAAATAAAATATGAAACTGGAAGATATTCAATGAAAGAATTAGCTGGTGAATATGGATTCAGTTATGTATATGCTTTAAGAAAAGCTAAAAAGAATAACTGGTTAAAAGGTAAGACTAAATATAAGATAAATCAACTGACAAAAGAAAAGATATTTGATTACAACTCCACTACTGAAGCTGAGATTAGACAGGAATTTGCTACTATATTCGGAACGATAAGAGAAAGAACTATGGGAATATTAACAGCTAATACTGGTGAGAAAGTTAAGAATGAAATGCTTACTAATTTAAAAATAGGCGTATCAATAATAGCTAGTTGTAGGGATAATGAATGGGAAGTATATGAGATAAAAGAAGTCGCTAAGCAAATAAGTAAGAGTATTAATACTAAGAAAGATATTGACTTTAGTGATTTAAACTCAGAAGACTTAAAATCATTGATTAAAGGTGATTTAGATAAACTTGATGTAAGTGATGAAGATGAATAGAAATGATAGTAATATAAGCAAAAGAGATAAGATAATTGAATTGGCAAAACGTGAGTTAGCAAGAAGAGATTTTTGGGAGTTTTGTTTATATATGGACAGAGATTTCTTTGAAACAAGGAAAACAATATTAAAATCTATTGCACAGGACATGCAAAGATTAGTAAAACCTATCCCACCACAAAGGGAATTAGATGTGTTAAATATATCTCTACCACCAAGAACTGGTAAAAGTTATTTAACTACATTGTTATGTGGTTGGTTATTAGGTCACAATCCAAGAAAGTCAATTATGCGTAATAGTGTAACACAGACTTTATATAATAAATTCTCAAAAGACTTATTACATATTATGATTGGAGAATCTCATGGCAATAGATACTCTAATATATTCCAAGTTGAATTTAATAGTCAATCAGTAACTGGTTGGGAATTAAGTAATTCAAAACAAGGAATTACATATTTTGGTGGTGGAGTTGGTGGAACAATAATTGGCTTTGGTGCTGACTTATTATCAATATTAGATGATAGTGTTAAGAATGAACAAGAAGCATTAAATGAAAGTAAACTCGATAGTAAGTGGGGCTGGTATACATCAACTATGGACTCACGAGAAGAGCAAGGTGTTAAGAAATTATTTATTGGTACTAGATGGGCTAAAAAGGACATCATAGGCATGTTAGAGAATTATGGTATATTTGATGGAGATGATGCTAAAAGCATTGTAATACCGTCTTTAATCAACGGAAAGAGTTACTGTGAAGCGATACATACCACAGAAAGCCTACTTAAAAAGAAAAAGATAACATCTGATATAATTTGGGAGTCTGAATGGATGCAAAAACCTATATCAGCAAAAGGATTAGTATTCCCTATGGCAGAGTTAAAGAGATTTAGCTTAGATAATATAGAAGATAGAACAGCGGATTTAATGTTAGCAGACTTAGCAGATGAGGGTACAGATTATTTATCAGCAGGAGTTGTTAAAAAGGTAGATGATGAATTTTATGTATTAGATGTTGTTTTTGATAATCAAAAAGAAGAAGTTACACAACCATTAGTCGCTAAAGCTATTGATGATTGGAAAGTAGCTACCTGTTATTTAGAGTCTAACTTTGGTGGAAAAGGATATAAATCTCAATTAGAACAATTAACAAGAACCAGACCAAGTATAGAATTATTTAAAACAACTAAAAATAAACATACTAAAATAATAATGGAGTCTGGTTTTATAAGAGAACATTTCCATTTTAGAAGTGATTACGAAGAGGGTTCGGATTATGATAAGTTTATGAATAATCTAACATCATATAATAAGCAAGGTAAGGTTAACCATGATGACGGAGCTGATATGATGGCGATGATTAGCGAACAGGTTAGAAAAAATGAGAATACAAAACTTACATTTGGAAATAAAAGTGATTATGGTTTTTAGAAAGGTAGTGATAATGTGTTTAGAGATAAAGAAATGAAAAGTGAAACGATAACACAATTTATAATGGAACATAGGGCAAAGCATATAAGATACAATAAATTAGAAAGATACTACAAAGGTGATAATGATATCCTTAATAGAATATTAAAAGACCCAGATAGACCAAATAACAAGATTTCTCACCCATTTGGAACATATATAACAGACTTATTAGTAGGTTATTTTATGGGAGAGCCAGTAGCATATCAAAACGCAACTGAGAATGATGCAGATTTTAAAGAATTACAAATGGTATTTGATTATAATATGGAGCATGATGAGAATATAAAATTAGCAGACAATGCTAGTATATTTGGTGCGACTTATGAAATATTATATGTTGCAGATGATGGTAATATTGAATTTAAAGTAGTAGAGCCAACAGAAGCATTTTTAGTCTATGACCATACAATCCAAGCAAATGTCAACTATGGAGTTAGATATGTTGATATAGGAAATTCTGAGACAATGGTTGAAGTATATACAGCTACTGATATAACCACTTATAAAATGAATAATAATACACATGAATTAGAACTTATTGATTCTGTTGGACATAATTTTGGTGATGTACCAATAATAAAGTATGCTAATAACAAGTATGAAATTGGTGACTTTGAAAAGGTAATTCCATCAATAGATGCTTATGATAAATTTGTGAGTGATAGTTTAAATGATTTTGATTATTTTACAAATGCTTACTTAGCCTTTTATGGTGCTGATAAACCAGATGAAGATTTAGATACTATGAAGCAACAAAGATTGTTATTCTTCCCAAAGGGAGCAAAAGCAGAGTTTATTACAAAAGATTTGCATGGTGCTGAAATAGAAAATCATATTAACAGAACAGAAAAAGATATTCATAAATTATCTAAAGTACCTAATTCAAGTGATGAAAGCTTTGCAAATAACTCTAGTGGTGTTGCAATGCAATATAAATTACTGGGTACAGAAAACTTAGCTATTAAGAAAGAAAGAAATTTCACTAAAGCATTACAAAAGAGATTAAAATTAATATTAAACTTCTTAAATTTCAAAAATAACAATCAATTGGAATGGACAGATATAAGTTTATCATTTACTAGAAATTTACCAGTAGATGTAGGAATCATGGCAGATTATATTAGTAAGCTTAGAGGTATTGTGAGTGATGAAACTATGATTAGCTGGTTGCCTAATATTGAAAATCCAGAGAAAGAAATAGCTAAAAGAGATAACCAATTAGAAAAAGATACAAGTATTGATACTGACTCAATCGACTTTAGTAATAGTTCAACAACAGAGTGGGAGTGATTTTATGAATAAACCGACTCCAGAGTTAGATAGAATATTTAATGAAGGTGTGGCTATTAAAAAGCCTATTGAAGATGATACGGAAGTATCAAAACTTAAAACACTTTTATTAGTAAGTACTTTATTAGGGCAATTTGAGAATATAGAGAATCCTAATTTATACAGTAAAAGTAAATACTACAATTTTGATAAGAATATGAAATCAATAATAGATAATATGTCAAAAGAACATATAAGGTTAATGACTAAATCATTTGGTAGGACTTATGTCAAATCTAATCCATTTCAGACCACTGTAAGCACCACACAGGTGTCTAAAGCATTAAACACTAATTGGGTTGGAAGAACATTTAAAGACTCAACAGCAAAGCATATCAATACTCTTAAAAGAAGTATTGGTAAAATTGTTCAAGACGGGTTTTCATCAAAACAACCAATCAGAGGGATAATATCAGATATCAATAAGAGATTTGATGTTTATAACTCTAGAATTGAAGCTTTAGTTAGAACTGAAACACAATATTTCATTGTGAATGGTAGGAAAGATAGATATAAAGAAAAGGGTTATAAAGAATTAGAGTATATAGCGATTATAGATAAATTGACAAGTGATATATGTTTGAGTTTAGATGGAACTATTATACCAATAGAAGATGCAATGTCTGGAATAAACATGCCACCAATGCACACTAATTGCAGAAGTGAAGTATCACCAATAATGTTAAATACGACTAATCTAACACAGTAAGATTGATTAATAGGGAGCTTTTGCTAACTATTTCATATAAATAAATTAAAAGTTTGAGGGCTGTTTAAAAGCACAGTACTCGTAGGAGGTAATAATGAAAAGATATAATGATAGCGAATTCGATTTACAGTTATTTGCAAATGAAGATGATGATGATAACAAAGGTGCAAAAGATGAAGATTTAGATGACACAGAAGTTGATGATGATGAAAAAGATACGTTCACGAAAGAAGAATATGAAGCTAAATTACAATCAGAAACTGATAAACGTGTTACACAGGCTTTAAAAAAGCAAGAAAGAAAGTTAAATGATAAGTTAAAAGAAGCTGACAAGTTAAGAGATATGTCAGATGCTGAAAAGAAAGCTTATGAATTAGATAAACGTGAACAAGAGTTATCTGATAAAGAAAAAGAATATTCCCTTATAGAGAATAAAGTTGAATGTAGTAACATATTAATTGAAAGAGAACTACCATCTGAATTATCAAAGTTTGTTGTTTCTGGAGATGCAGATAGTATGCTAAAAAATATCAATGAAATTGAATCCATTTTTAAAGAAGCAATATCACAATCAGTAAAAGACAAAATGGGTAAAAAGACTCCTTTTCACAAATCAGACAAAGATAGTGGTACAATTACTAAAGAAGATTTTGATAAAATGACATTAACAAAACAATCAGAATTATACAGAGAAGATATTGAGACATGGAAAAGATTGGCAAAGTAATAACGTCTATACGCACAAGCACAGTTTTTATCCTATCACTTATAGCTTAATTAACAGTGGTTGTGTATGATATATATAAAATAGTGTAACATCAGAAGATAATAAAACACAGGAGATGATTTTCAATGGCAAATACAGTTTACGAAAATGAAGTATTAGAAAGTAAATTAACAAACTTATTGAACACAAAAATGGCAACAAGAAACTTTATGAAAATTGACAATGACTTAGCAGAAAATGCTGGTATGAAAAAAGTAATTAACGTTTATAGTTACTCTGGAACAGTTGAAGAAGTAGAAATGGGTGACGGAAACACAGTTACTGGAGCTATCACATTTTCACCAGTTGAATATGCAGTAGCAGTATCACAACAAAATTTTAGTTACTTTGATGAACAAGCTATGCAAGACCCTAAAGTTGTAGACTTTGGTTTAGCAGGAGCTACAACAGTAATGGTAAATGATATGAACACTAAATTCTTCGCAGAATTAGCAAAAGCAACTCTAGAACAAGAGTATGCAGCAGGCGGAGCAATTACTTACGATACAGTTGTAGATGGAATTTCTTTAATGGAATTAGAAGATGAATCTAACTTATTCATTGTAATTGGTACAGATTTAAAAGCTGATATCAGAAAAGATGTAGACTTTAAAAGCTCACTATTAGGCGAAATGCTTTATACAGGACAAATCGGTACAATCTCTGGTATTCCAGTAGTAGTATCTAAATTAGTTCCAACAAGATCAGCTTATATAGCATCAAAAGAAGCAGTTACTTTATTTACTAAAGTTGACTCAGAAGTTGAACAAGAAAGAGATGCAGATTTAAGAAAGAATGATGTATACATGAGAAAAGTAAACTTAGTAGCTTTAACAGATGCAACTAAAGTAGTTAAAATTATTGAGGGTGCGTAGAAATCAGAAAGTAGGTAGGTAGATTATGTTAGAAAGTTTAAAGTTATTATTAAATATAACTGAAACAAATGAAGATAATAAGTTAATTCTATTGATTGATTTAGCTACCTCTGATTTTGAAGACCTTACAAATGCTATTGCTTTGGACAATGAAAATATTGTCCTTAGAATGGCAAAAGTAATGTATCAAAAGTTAGGTAGAGAAGATATTAAGTCTGAGTCATATGATGGAGCAGACTATGATTATAAATACCCAGCAGACTTATTAAGGGTTATTGAGTCTAAATCTCAAGTGATTATATGGTAAGATTTGGGAAAGAATATGGGTTATATGAGAGTGAGGGGTATGATATTGAATTATACCCCAATCCTTATGTACAAATTGGAACAGTTACTATTGGAATATCAGAACAGACTGAAACAATTAATGGTCAAGACCCAGCTGATGCACGTATATCTCATATGGGATTAACTGAATATAATGGCATTAAAAATGGTCAACAATTAAGAATAATAAATAAGTATGGTGAAGAAGAAAAGTTTTTTGTAATAGATGTTGTAGAAAAAACTAGATTAAATCAAATATATCTTAAAAAGTGGATAACTAATGATAAGCTTAAATGGGTATATGGTGATGTTATATATTCACAAGATTGTTTTGTTTCACGTTCTAATGCTGGTGTAGAAAGCAATAGGTATCTATTAATACAAGCTAGTACAGTTATTGCTTATGTAGAAAATACCCCAGATTTAAATCTAACACAAATCAATCAGAATTTTATATTTGGTCATGGATTTAAAAATATATATACAGCAATATCTTTTGATGATGTATCAATTAAAGGACTGGTAATAATTACATTAGACCAGACTCAATTTGGTGAAGAGTATGATTTAGCTAATAACATTGCTACAAATCCATTTGCTAGTTTCATAAACCCACCAGTAGCATTATCAATAGCATCTTTTGGTTCAGTTGATGGTGATGAAATTACAATTGACTGGGATAATACAGACCAACCAAATTTTGAAAGTAATAGAATAACATATAAAACTGGAAGTTATCCAACTAATAAAAGTGATGGAATTGTGGTAGACCCAGCAATCCCACCAGCAACTATAACTGGATTGACTACTGGAGTAGAATATTTCTTTAATGTTTATTCTATGACAGACAATAATGAATTTTCAGCACCAGCT